AAATATCATCAAAATATCTCTTACCCGCCGAGAGAAATTTAATCAAAAGTGAAATCGAATGAGAGATCAGTTCGGGGCGGGCGAACAATAACAGAAAAGCCAAAATCCCATAGACGTATTTAGGCATCATTCCCCCAAGGGTTAAACCGACAAGAAGACCGTGAACGAATAAATAAACGAAAAGATAGATCATACAAAAAAGATCGACTGATTTGAATTAGGACTTAAATTTTAATTGCAAAAAAATAAAAAATTCCATTAAATTGATATATGGACAAACAACTACAAATTGCAATCAACGAACAATTAAAAAAAGAAATAGAAAAAGATCCTAGAATGAGATTCGCAAATAAATACAACACAGGGTTGAATCCTCAAGAATTTAATGAATTTTATAATTGGGCTAAAAACAAATACGGTAGTCATGAAAATATTGTGAGAGAAATGGGTGCGTACGATATTCAAGGAGCATGGAAGCTACAAAATTCAGGAAAATCAATAGTAGATCCAAACACAGGTCATGGACCTGATACTTTTAAAAAGCCAAATCACATTACGTTTTCAAATCAATCTCAATACCACAATGAACAAATGCCTGGTGGTAGTTGGTTTCAACAAGATAATAAATGGAAATTTAAACCATCGCAGACAATAATGCAACATTATACAAAGCCACAATTACAAGAATATTTTAATAAAAACGAAAAGGATGTAGATTTATTATTTGACTAAAACTTTAATCATGGGAAATTATTTTTGCCGGTGACCCCATACACCGGCGTTTTATATGGGAGGAAATATGGAATTATCAACAATTAACAAAAGAACGATGACAAGTTTGGAAATAGCCGAACTTACAGGAAAGCGACATGATAATGTTATGGCAGACATTCGTAATATGCTTTCTACTTTATATGGAGAAGGGGGTCTCCTGAATTTTCAGGACACCTACCAAAACGAACAAAATAAACAACACTATCATATTTATAGACTTCTTAAAAGAGAATGTCTGATCCTAGTCTCAGGATATTCAGTAGAACTCAGAGCCAAAATCATTGACCGATGGGATGAATTGGAAAACGCTCCGAAAGACAGAACTCTCTTGATTGCCGAAGCCTTAATCATGGCAAATCAACTCATAGAAGAAAAAGATAAATACATCGCAGAACTAGAGCCAAAGGCAAAATTCACCAACGAACTCATCGACGGGGATGATAAGTTTAGAATGGATGAAGTCTGCAGTCTCCTTCATCTTACCATCGGGAGGAATAAATTCTTTTCAGTCCTTAGAGCTGATAATATTTTAAAATTAGACAACTCCCCTAAAAGGGAATATATCGATCAAGGATACTTCCATGTAATTCTCAAAGATACTCCGATTGGTAAAAAGACGGTTACATTAGTCACTGGGAAAGGTCTCTATTGGTTAAGTCAAAGATACGATCATGTACGACTCAAAGCGATTTAGTAATTGACTATTTATAATATTAGGATATTCTAATATACATGGATTCAGAGACTCCAGATAAACGGACAGTAAACGGATTAATCCCTCAACCTCATGGGGGAGCTTTAAGAACTTCGGGACCAGGAAGACCGAAAGGGTCTAGGAACAGGGCAACTGTTATCCGTGAATTCATGGAAGCAAACACCAGAGAAAAAAACCCTTACACAAACGAGGAAATGACAGTCCTCCAAAAGATTACTCTTTCAATCATAGCTAAGGCGATGAAGGGCGATGTCATGGCGTACAATGCTTTAATGGATAACACTTTTGGGAAACTCAAAGACAAGATCGAAGTCGAGAACATAGCCGATGAAAACAATCCTCTGAATTTAATGAAGTTGGAGGACTTAGAAGAAATTGCAATTGTTGCAAGAAGAAATCGTAAATCAGATAGAGCATAAACTCTGGGAAACTGGTAGGCTTAAATTTATCTTACAGGATCATCAAATGGATCTTTGGGAGGCTTTTAATAATTCCAAGACTAAGAAGTATGTCCTCAACTGTTCAAGACGTTTTGGAAAGTCTTACTTACTTTGTGTCCTAGCCATCGAGCATGCTTTAAAAAATCAATATCATCATATTAGGTTTGCCGCACCGACACAAAAACAACTTCGAGAGATTATTCAACCGATCATGGATAAGATTCTTTTAAACTGTCCTGATCAATTCAGACCTGTCTTTAAATCTCAAGAATCTTTATATTTTTTTCCATCATCGAACTCATACATACATATAGCAGGATGCGATAATGGTAATGATGAGAACCTCAGAGGACACGAGAGTCATTTTAACATCATCGATGAGGCTGGGTTTATTGATAATCTCGAATACTTAATCAAAGATATTTTACAACCTCAGACATTGACCACGGGAGGAAGGACGATCATATCAAGTACACCTCCATCGAGTCCCGATCATTATTTCCATTCTCTATCTATGGAAGCATCAAGGGAAGGGTATTACATTATAAAGACTATCTATGATAACACTATGCTATCACTAGACACGATTGAGGAGTATAAAAAAGAAGCAGGCGGGGCAAACTCTTCGACATGGAAAAGAGAATACCTTTGCCAATTTGTTGTGGATGAATCAAGAGTGATTATACCTGAGTGGAACGATTCGCACATAGTCACTGATTCAAGGGATAATATGTTCCAATATTATCACAAGTATGTTGCCATGGATATCGGAGGAAGGGACAAGACAGCGATTCTTTTTGGATATTATGATTTCATGAAGTCTTTACTCTATATCGAAGACGAAGCAATACTTTCGAGGATCAACACAACAACAAACGACATTGCTTCCTCAATTAAGGATAAGGAAAGTACTTTAGAATATTCTAATATTCGAATGAGGGTTGCCGATAACAATGCGATCATCATGCTCAATGACTTACTCACAGACCACGACCTTCCATTCGTGGCGACTAAGAAGGACGAGCTTCATTCCATGGTCAATAGGCTACGTGTCTTTATAGCCGATGGACGATTGAAAGTACACGAAAGATGCAAGGAATTGATAGGGTGTTTAGAATCTGCGATATGGAACAAACAGAGAAGGCAGTTTGATCGATCTGCACTCTATGGTCATTATGATGCACTAGCGTCTCTAATTTATTTACTGGAAAATCTTGACCAATGGACTAATCCGATCCCACCTCTTTTAGGGATTGACAAAGCAAATACATTTGGTATAGAAAGAATATACAACGAGACAGACTCCAAAGAGAATTTAAGAAGGGCATTTAGAAAATGAAATACTGGGCAACAGAAGACAAAGACACACTGGCAAGCGATTTAATGACAAGGGTTCAAAACTATTACAATTATTTAAGATCATCATCATTATTCGATCTTTACAGAAATTCGTATTATAACTACTTCAAAGCATCTCAACACATGGGAAACGTTTTATGGGTTGGACAAAATGCTGAGTATTCTAATATATCAATCAATCATTATAGAAACTTAATCCAACACAGACTTACTCTCACAGTATCACAAAGACCGACATTCCAACCGAGAGCCACAAACACCGATTATAAATCACAAGCACAAGTGAAACTTGCTCATGGTCTTTTAGATTACTACATGCGAGAGAAGAAGTTAGAACGATATATTAAGACTGCGGTTGAGTTTGCCTTAGTGTATGGAGAAGGATTCCTTCGAACAGATTGGGATGCACAGATTGGAGAGGAATACGGAACGACTGAAAGCGGTGCAATCATTCGAGAAGGGGATATATCATTTAAGAATGGTTCTCCTATGGATATTATTAGGGATCCATTTGCTAGATCATGGCAAGACAACGATTGGGTAATTATGAGAACATTCCAAAACAAACACACACTGGCGGCTAAGTATCCAGAACTTGCCGATGACATAGTGGACTTGCAATTTAATTTTAATGATAAACTCAATGACATTATCGACTTCTCTATGTACACACCGTCTCTCTCAATGACTGACATCATTCCAGTTTATGAGTTTTTCCACAGGGACACAGCGGCTATCTCAGGCGGAAGGATGGTAACATTCTTAGATAATGAATTGGTATTGATTGATTCACCTCTACCTTATAGAGATATACCAGTCTATCGAATCAGTGCCGGTGATATGGACGGAACTCCTTTTGGTTACTCGGTAGCGTTTGACATCATGCCACTACAGAAAGCGATTGATAATCTCTATTCGACTATTCAGACAAATCAGGAAATGTTTGGAGTTCAAAATATCTTACTCCCAAGAGGATCGAACATAGGACTTGAAGAAATCGGTGGTGGACTTAACATCATAGAGTATGACTCACAACTCGGCGCACCATCTCCATTGAACTTAACAAACACTCCGACAGAGATATTTTCTCAGATAAATAAATTAGAGCAAACAATGGAAACTCTTTCGGGAGTAAACTCGGTAGCTAGAGGAAACCCAGAGGCATCATTAAAATCTGGATCTGCTTTGGCGTTGGTTGCTTCACAGTCTATTCAATTCGCTCAGATGTTACAACAGTCTTATACTCAATTATTGGAAGACGTTGGGACAAGTGTTATCAATATCCTAAAGGATTATGCAACAGTTCCGAGGATAGCAATGATATCAGGGATTGCCAACCGAGGATATATGAAGGAATTCAAAGGCGATGATTTATCTATGATTAATCGAGTCATCGTTGACATGGGGAACCCTTTGAGTCAAACAACTTCGGGCAAAGTACAGATTGCAGAGTCATTAATTCAAGGCGGATTTATTAAGAACCCTGAGCAATACATTCAAGTATTAACAACGGGAAAACTTGATCCATTGATCGAAGGTGAACAGGCTGAACTTTTATTAATCAGAAGCGAGAATGAAAAACTAATTAATCTTGAGCCAGTAAATGCTATCATTACAGACAATCACATGATGCACATTCAAGAACACAAGACAGTTCTAGCAAGTCCAGAGGCAAGAGAGAATCCTGAGTTAGTACAGAATGCCCTTGAACATATACAAGAACACATTAACCTTCTTAAAACAGGTGATCCTGATGTTCTACAAATGACAGGATCCCAACCTATAAACCCCGCACCTATTAGTCCAGAATTGACATCAACACAACCTCCAGTAGTGCAAGCCGCTGAGGAAGTGAATCTTCCAAGAATGCCAACTAATCCGCTAACAGGTGAACAATACAACATACCTAGTGAGGGAGTATGAGTGAAGCAGAAACAGTAAGTTTTGAATCAACCGAAACAGATTTAATGGGACAAGATTATTTTCCCGAGGATTTTAGTTTTGGTGAAGAAGTAATTGAACAAACAGAACCAACAGAAACTTTAGAACAAATTAGTGAAGAGATTCCACAGGAACCAGTTCTTTCAAAGTCTTTCAAGGTTGGTGAAAAAGAATATAGTGTCGATGAAAACACTATAAGAAATTTCTTTCGAATCAAACCAGAAGAGAAACTAGATCAAGCGACATTCAACCGATATGTCACTGGATACAAAGAACACATCGGACGATCCACTTTAGCAACTGATCTTAATCAAACTAAACAAACCATGGAGTTACTTCTCAAGACTCTCAAAGAAGATCCTGCGAAAGTTTTGGAACTAGCCGGATACAATCCAAAAGAACTTGCTGAGTCTATACTTTATAAACACCTTGAAGAGGATTTAATGGATCCTTCCGAAAAGGAAAAGATGACTCTCAAAAGAGAAAATGAAAGATTAATGAAGCTCGAAGAAGAAAGGCAAAGAGCAGAATTGGAATCAAGACAGAAAGTAGAGCTTGAACAAGCATATCAATCTGTCACTCAAGAAATTATATCCGCACTTGATTCGAATCCTGACCTTCCTAAAACACCTAGTACAATTAAAAGAGCAATGTTCTACATGGCAAAGGCGATGGAAAAAAATCTCCCGATTAAAGTAGATCAAGTCATGCCATTAGTCCGAGAAGACATTGAGACTGAAAACTTGGCGATGTTAAAGAATGCGACACCTGAGATGTTAGAAAAATTCTTAGGTGAAAAGAAACTCAAAGAGATCAGACAGCATGATCTCAATCGACTAAAGAAACAAACACCAAGTCCGAAGACTCAACAAATTGAAAAGCAGGATGTAAAACCTCAGTACATGACTAATGAAGAGTTCAGGAACATGGTACAAGAGAAAATGTCCAAAGTTTTAAAATTCTAGTTTACCTCTATTTAGGGGGGAGAAATCCCCCTATTTTTTTCTTGACATCGAATATTAGAATGTCATAATATTCTCAAATTCTAATCCTCTTGCCCTAAGGACTCGTAAGATTCCACCACTGGGGAAGGTGAGGAAAACAAGACTCTCTTTCGAGATTCGACAAAACTCAAAATTAATTAAAGGAAAATTAAAGGAAATTATCATGGCAGGCGAAACAACAGTAGCAAAACTTAACGGACTATTCAAGTACGTATTCGGCGAAGGGCCGATCAATCTAATCCCACAGAACACAAAACTTTTGAGAGCAATCCCGCTCCAAAAATCCAAGCCTCTTGGACGTTCTTACATCTTCCCAGTTATCGTCGCTGACGAACAGGGTTCAACTTTCAATACCGACGGATCTGCATTTGCATTGAACGACGCAGTATCTATGCAAACCGAAGAAGCAAGTGTTCAAGGTGTTGAGATTGTTTATCGTGGCTCAATCTCTTACAAAGCAGTAAGTGCCGCAATCAATGACTCTCAAGCATTCGCAAACGCATTGGCTTTGAAAGTAGAAAGACTTTCTGAATCTCATGCAAGAGCGGCTGAGTTCCAACTTCTTTACGGAGGATCTGGACTTGGTAATGTTTCTTCATTAACAGGAACCACAGGCGGAACTGCAACCGTTACCGTTACCGATGCAACTTGGGGCGATGGTATCTGGACAGGATCTAACGGAATGAAACTTGATTTCTACCGTGCTGACGATTCTACAAAAATTAACTCTGGTGCACTCAGTGTAACTAGTGTGGATTATGACAACAAAAGAGTAGCCGTTTCTGGTGCTCAATCTGACATCAATCTCTTGACTGGTGCAACTGCTTATCTAGATTATAGAATTTATAAGTATGGTGCAAAGTCCAATGAAATGGTTGGTATCAACAAAATCTTGACTACTACTACAGGAACACTCTTTGGAATCAACGTTGGAAGCTATGATTTATTCAAGCCTTCATCATATTCCACTACTGGAACTTTGACTTTTGCTAAGATTCAATTAGCGGTAGTTCAGGCAGTAGGTCGTGGTTTAATGGAAGACGTTGTATGTTATGTATCACCTAAACAATGGTCTAACCTTACTGCAGATCAAGCATCATTAAGAGATTATGACTATTCATACAATCCTAACAAACTTGAACAAGGTTTCTCACCTAACAACGTAACATTCTATGCGGCTAACGGTAAGATCAGTATCGAACCACATCCGATGGTAAAAAATGGCGATGCGTTCATTTTGCCAATCAACCGTTTCAAGAGAGTGGGATCAACTGACATCACTTTCCAAAGACCAGGTAGAAAAGACGATTTCTTCCGTGATCTTGAAAGTTCTGCAGGTTATGAGTTAAGAACTTACTCCGATTTTGCAATCGTGTGTGAGGCTCCTTCTCGTTGTGTTAAGATTACAGGGTTCACAGCTTAATGCCTGTTAGCCTTGGAGCAAATGGGGGTAGTTACAACTACCCTCAAGAAAATGATCCCGCAGGTTGGGGTGATGATGCGACTAATTGGGCGAGTGCGGTAAGTGCCGCCCTTTCGAATATCGGACTCGGTGGCACAGCGTCTGCCGATGCCGTTGTCAATATAATCTCAACAACTAAAGGGGTTTTGATTCCTCGGATGACTACTACTCAAAGGAATGCGATTGGTAGTCCTTCGACTTCATTATTAATTTACAATACAACTACAACACAATACGAATTGTACACAGGGTCAACTTGGCAATCTTTAGCTTCATATATTAGTGGGACTCTCACTGTCACGGGTGCGGCTACATTACAAAGTACACTAGCAGTAAATGGCAATACTACACTCGGTGATGCCGGTGGGGACACTCTGACAATCACAGGAAATGCAGTTTCAACACCTAACGGATTGAATATTGATTCTAATACTTTGGTTGTCGATGCTACTAATAACCGTGTTGGCGTTGTGACAGCTTCTCCAACAGTTGCTTTAGATATTACAGGAGATATTAAGGCAAGTTCAACTATTCAATCTGCGAATGGAACTGCTACAGCTCCAGGAATTACATTCAGTGGGGATACCAATACAGGTATCTATAATATAGCGGCTGATACTATTGGCTTTAGTGCTAACGGAGCAGAGAGTGCGAGAATAGATTCTCAAGGTATTGAAATAATAGATGGTACTGCGGCGGCTCCAAGTTTAGCATTCAGTTCTGATCCTGATACTGGTGTATTTAGACCAGGTGCAAACCAATTTAGCATTGCTACAGGTGGAGTAGAACGATTCAGAATTGAATCAACTGGTCAGATTAAAGCAGTTTATGAATCACAAGTTGGAACTGATTATAATACTACTTTAGATAATGGTTATTTTTGTAGAGCTTGGGCATTATTTAACGGGAATGATAATACTATTTATGCATCTGGAAATATAAGTTCGATAAGCAATGTAACATATAGTGGTAGAAAACAAATAAATCTTACTTCTCCTTTACCTGATTCAAATTATGTAATTACTACATCAGCAGGGAAATTAGATTATAATGGTGGTAATGCTCCAAGATTACAGGCATTATCTAGTGGTGTGACATCAAATACGTCTCAAATTGGAGTAGAATATGGTTATGTTACCACTTCAGCAACTGCGGGACTTACAACAGATGCTTATTTAGGGATAATGGTATTTAGATGAAAAGAATAATATATAATTCAGAAATTGGTTTAATTATAATGACACCAAATAAATTTATCGAAGATGAATTTAAAAATGCAATAATGATTGGTGAAAAAGATGTTCCATTTGGAATAAAATTTAAAATAATTGATTCATCAGACATACCAACCGAACCGATGGAAACATGGGAATTTGATTTATCTAACCCTAATGGGATAGGACTTTCACCTGAAGAATTTTATGCCAAATACCCTGAATACAAAAGATGGGCAGTTCAATGATTATTGTAAATCAAGATAAATTAAAAAAACTGAATGATGAGAAGCGAATTAAAGAATTACAAACTTTATTGAATGATTCTGATTTTCGCATGAGTAAAGATTATTTCGATCAAATGTCATCTCAAGACCAAGACAAGTGGACTAAACAACGTAAAGCATGGAGAGATGAAATAAGAGGATTAAATGCCAATTAAATCAACTAAACAACTCAGGCTTATGCTAGGTGTAGCAAATAGTCCATCCTTTGCGAAGAAAGTAGGAATAAAACAATCTATAGGAAAGGAGATGGTTTCAAAGACTCCCAAGAAGAAAATGAAATCATTATTAAAGAAATGAAAGGTCTATACAGTAATATTAACGCAAAAAGAAAACGGATCGAAGCAGGATCGGGTGAGAAGATGAGAAAGCCTGGAACAAAAGGTGCTCCTACAGCAAAAGCATTCAAACAAGCCAAAAAAACGGTAAGGAAAAAATAATGTACGACGAAAAGATGAAAGCTAAACACGAAGCAATTAAAAAGATCATTGAAGAAATGGATAATTTAATGATGGGCAAAATGATGCCTAAAGAAGAAGAAGAGGAAGAAGTTCCAATGGAAGTTAAGGTCATGAAGCTCGAAGCTAAGCCAGAAGAAGAAGAGGATTACGAAATGGAATCCGAAGAAGGCGAATCTATCGACATGACTCCTATCAAGGAATTGAGAAAACGATTGAGAGGCAAATAAATGCCTGACTATACAACTACTGGACTAATCGAACAAACAAAGCGGCGTATATCAATGCCGACATCTCAAAGTTTGATAACCACAGATAGATTCATTTCAATTCTTAATGATGAATTACAAACTAGAATCGTGCCTTTCCTTATGGCTTTTCGGGAAGAATGGTTTGTTGATTATGATGACTACTCAACCGACGGGGTGACTACTGAGTACACTATATCCTCAAAGGCAGTGGGTCATAAACTTAGAGACGTTCAATTATGGGATAATGGAAAGCAATATCTTAATGTACCTCGTTTGGCTCCTGAGCAACTAGCAGATTCATTTTATGGTTTTTATGTACAGAATGATAAGATCATTATATATCCTAACGCCCTAGACAATGGCAAGACATTAAGGTTAAGTTATTTCCGACGACTTAATGATTTAGTATCTACTTCCTCGGCGGGATATATTGCAACAGCTTCGACTTCATCCGTGACAATATCCACAACACCACCGGCAACATTTACAAATAATACATCCGTTGATATAATATCTCATAACTCTCCATTCGGTATAAAAGAAACTTTAATTATAAGTTCAGTCGTTGGTTCTACTGTTACATTCACGACTCCCACAACTGCGGAAGCAGGGGATTATGTTTGTCTCAAAGGTGAGAGTGTTTATCCTGAAATTCCTATAGAATGTATTCCTATGCTATGCCAATCAGCAGGTATAAGAATCCTTGAAGCCTTGGGAGATACCGAAGGTTTACAAATTGCAATGGCGAATTATTTACAAATTGAACAGAGTGCAAAGGCTACACTATCCCCAAGAGTAGACGGTGAAGTTAAGAAGTTACAAAACAAAAGAAGATTGATGCGTTACATCTTATGAAGCAACAAGTCCTTAACTTAAAAGTTTCAGGTCTTTACACAAACCCGAATCAATTTTCAGAGATTCCACAAGGTGCTTTATCGATAGCGGAAAATGTCGTTATTGATAAAGGATCTGTAATCGAATCAAGAAGGGGCTTTGATAAATACGGAAACGCTTTATCAAATATAGATTCTATACATGACTTCCAAGATAAATTAATAGTACAGTATGGTACATCACTTGCTTATGATTCTGGTTCTGGTGTATGGACTAATTACTCAGGAAGCTATGAGCCACCTAGTGGGTTTAAGATGCGATCTGTTAAGCAAAATTCAAATTTTTATTTCACTACCGATGCAGGAATAAAAAAACTTTCTAACGTTACGGGAACCGTTGCAAGTGCGGGTGTTCCTAAGTGTTTAGATGGTGAAGTTTCTGTCAGTGGAACAAGTGGTGGATGGTTGAATAACAACCATACCGTTGCGTACAGAATGGTTTTGGGAATACAGGATACCAATAATAATTTGATCTTAGGAGCTCCATCTGGAAGAGCGATTGTCAATAATTCATTAAGCGGAACAAGATCAACAACAGTTAAATTCTATATCCCATCGGGGCTTACTACTTCTTATTTTTATCAAGTTTATCGTTCTCCATCGACATCATCGGCTTCGATTGTCCCTAACGATGAGATGCAACTTATATACGAAAACAATATTTCTTCTACTGATATAACTAATGGATATATACAATTTAATGATATTAGACCCGATTCTTTGAAGGGTGCGTTCCTTTATACAAATGCAGGACAAGAGGGAATCTTACAAGCAAACGATCAACCTCCTTTGGCGTGTGATATTTGTAATTATAAACAAATGGTATTTTTTGCTAATACTACCACTAAACAAAGAAAGATATTTACTCTGATCGGGACAACTGCAACGACTGGAACGGTAGGGTCATTATCTAGTGGAAATACTATTACAATCGGCGGCGTTACTTATACGGGAACAAGTGGAAGCGAGAATGTTTCTACTAATACCTTTAAGGTTTTCACAGCAGGAACTCCATCCGAGAATATAGAGAATACTTGTTTTTCATTATTAAGGGTAGTCAATCAATCCACATCGAATTCATCATACTATGGATATTATATCTCAGGATACAACGATTTACCTGGACAAATGCTTATTGAAGAAAGAGGGATTGGTGGAAATGCGATTGTATTCACTGCATCCAATGGAACAGCATTTAATCCCGTTATCCCTTCATCGGGAACAACTTACACATCTGATAATGAAGAAACACAGAATAGAGTTTATTATTCTAAACTAGGACAACCCGAAGCCGTTCCGATAGTTAATTATTTTAACATAGGATCAAAAGACTTCCCTATTCAACGTATTATTCCTTTAAGAGATTCGATATTTATTTTTAAAGAGGATGGGGTTTTTAGAATACTAGGGGAAGATCCTACTTCTCTAAGAACTCAAATCTTTGACAATACAGCAACGATCATTGGAGCAAATACAGCAGTCGAATTAGCGAATACAATTTATCTTTATTCAGATCAGGGTGTTGTATCATGTTCTGATAATGGTCTGTCTATAATGTCCTTACCTATCGAGGATCAACTTTTCAAGCTCGAAGTCTTAACAGGATTCACATCAACAGCTCACGCAGTTTCATACGAGAGCGATAGAAAATATATATTTTTTACCAAAACTCTAGCGGGGGATGCAAGTGCAACTCAGGCTTGGGTTTATAACCAAGTTACAAACGCTTGGACTAAGTGGTTACTAACTGCAACGTGCGGGTATGTTTTCGATGGGAAGATGTACTTCGGCGGGGCGAATGGATATATATATCAAGAGAGAAAATCTTACTCAATAGCAGACTATAAAGACGAAGACTATGATGTTACAATTACGGGAGTTACAGGAACAAGTGTTGCTTTGAGTTCTGTTCTTAATGTCAATGTTGGAAATATTCTTTATCAATCAGGTTTAGATTCTTATATCTCTTCAGTATCGGGAACAACTGGATCAGGAGTAGTGACTGTTGAGGATGTAGGATTCACCACAGGGTCTGCCGTTGTTTATTCATCAATTCCTTGCCTAGTAGAATGGGCGCAAGAGTCTGCACAGAATCCTGGTATTTTAAAACACTTCCGAGAAGTGACTTTGCTTATGCGAAACTCGGAATTCAAAATTCTAGAAATAGGGTTCACTTCATCATTGGACGACAATCCTGAGTATGTCGAGATCGAACCAGAACTCGAAGGTCAATGGGGTTCATTCGCTTGGGGTTCTCAGCCTTGGGGTGGTGGATTAATCTCTCGTCCTGTACCTATTAGAACTTACGTTCCTCTCACAAAATCAAGGGCTTCATGGTTATTCTTACGAGTACGATCAGACAAGAGCGAATCTAATTTTGCTATTGCAGGGGCTTCAATTATATTCACACCAATGAGCGAGCGTTTCAATGGCTAAAATACCCGCAGTAAAATCAATTAGAATTGAAGATATTTCTCCAGAGGCTCCTCAGTGGATAAATAATTTATTAAGCCCATTGAATTCATTCATGGAAAATATATATTCTGCATTAATTAGAAACATTACATTCACCGACAACATTGCTTGCATGATAAAAGATATAGAATTTAGAACTTTATCAACTTATACTTCTCAAGGATTCGATGCGATCAATATAACTAATACACTAAAAACATCGGCTCAAGGTTTGTTTATTATGCAATTATACAACTCCTCAGACCCTTACTCTATAATTACAAATGCCACAACACCTTTTTGGCTTGACGACAACGGAATTATCAAGATACAATATATCACAGGACTTGCAAATTCGACTCAGTATAAAGGGAAGGTATTAATAATATAATGGCTTACATCATAGGAACGAAACGACCAGAAACTCAAGGAGAGCCTCAACAATTAGTTTCGGGAACTCCGTCAATGTTGGGACAAGGATCAACTGGAGTTCAAGCTCAAACAGGACAAGCCGCACCTTCTACGTTTACTAATCTTCAAAGGTATATCGAAGCCAATCAAGGAAATGTCGGTGGACTTGCTCAAGCTATCGAATCAAAAAAATCCTCTATTGAAAATCCATTTCAACAAGCGAAAACAGAAGCGGAAATAGCAAAACAAAATGTACAAAGTGCGATTGAAGGAAGAGGACAAGCTGAATCAAGTTTGAAAGCGGCGGTTGAAAAAGCAAGAACAGCTCCATCAACACTAGGAGCGGAGGAAGTTAAGAACATCCGAAACCTTGCAACAACTTTTAATTATGATCCATCACAAGTCTTGACACCACTAACAACAGCAGTAGCGGGGTTAGGTGGGAAAGCTCAGACATCTGCGGCAGGATTAGAAAACCTTGCAACAAGAGAAGGACAAAGACAAGCACTCATAGAAGCAAGACAAGCTCCACGTTCTTCACTTGGTGGATTAGAACTAGACACTTTCCTACTTGGTGCGAGTCCAGAAGCACAATCAAGAGTACAGGCTTTGAATTTACCAACAAGAGCGAATGAATTAAGACAAGCACTTACGCCATTCCAAGAAAACATCACAGAGTTTCAAAAAACTAAAGGACTCACATCGGCTGATATACAAAATTTATTGACTGGTCAACAAAAAGCCGTTGCCTCTGAATTAGAAACTTCATTACCTTCTTTGATTGAAGAAAAAGCAAAACAAAATATAAATTTTGGAACACGACTTGCGAGAAGGCAAGCATTACCAGGAGAGATTGAAAATCTAAGAACACAACTTGGTGAAATCAATAAACCATCTGACATAGATTTATTGACATCCCAACAACAAAGACAAAATATGCTGAGTGATTTTTTTTCATTAGCAACGCCTGAAAACCTTGGTGCATCTGTTTCGGGTTCAGGTGGAACCGTTAGACCGACAATGACAGAAACAGAAACAGCAAAAAGAGAAAGACTTAGACAAGCAAAACAAAATGAAATAAATGCTTTATTGAGCGAACAGGAAGGACTTTCGAATCTCGAAAAAGAACTAGCGACACAAAAAGCCGGTATCACTTACGGACAAGCACTAAGCCCTGAGCAAATCGCAAGATACACAGCGTTCGCACAACTAGCAGGACTTGATCCAACACAATTTTTAGGAAGGGTATCATAATGGCAACACTCGGGCAAATTTTAGGTACAGATACAACAGCCGCAGAAAATCAATACATTCAACAAATGCTTGGTACTTTGGCACTACAACCCAAAGCTCCAACACTTGAACAGATCAACCTTCCACAGTATGGTGTAGGTGAACAGTTTCAATATGTCGGTGACTTTACTCCAGAGATGTTATCTGCAACGGAGTTAAGAGATCTTTTAATATCTCCTGAACTTCGTGCTCAAGAAATGGCAACACTCGACCAACTTAATCAAATCGTTTCAGGTGGTGGACTAACTGACATTGATCGTGCAAGACTAGCAGAGATTAGAGCACAACAAGCCGCACAAGAAAGAGGCGGAAGACAAGCTATCCTTCAAGGAATGGCTCAACGTGGTCTTGGTGGTGGTGGAAGTGAATTAGCGGCTTACCTACAATCACAACAATCTGGAGCAGACCGTGCGGCGTTAGAAGGTGCACAGGTAGCCGCAGAAGCACAGTCTAGACAACTACAAGCAGGATTACAAAGAGCGGGACTAGCGGGAAATATTGGCGAACGTGACTATACAAGACAAGCTCAAAAAGCAGAAGCTCAAGATATTATTAATCGGTTTAATGTTCAAAATAAAAACTTAGCTCAAATGTCTAACCTTGAGAAACAACAAGCAATTTCTAATTTGAACAAACAACTAGCTCAAGCGAATATTGACACAAGACAGAGACAGGAGATTATGAATAAACTCCAAATCCCTATGTCTCAATATGGACTGACATCACAAGAGTCTGGAACCAAGCTAGGCTTATTAGGTCAAGCGGCTGGAACTAGGTTACAAGGTGCACAACAAAGAGCACAACAGATGCAACAGTTAATCGGAACAGGAATCCAGGCTGGTGCAACTTACCTCGGTGGACCTGCTGGTGGTTTAGTAGTTGGAAATACTTTTATTCCTGGAGCAGAATCAAGAGGAAGTCAACTATTGAATACTTTATCATCTTCAAGTTATAATCCAATGAATTGGTTTTCATCACAACCAGCTACGACTGCTCAACCAGCTAACACTGCACAGCCAGCTACTACTCAAACTGGCGTTAGGAGATAACAATGTCTGAAACTAATTTTAAAGATTTTACAGAAGATGAATTTCAAAAGTATTTTATTAATACATTAAGATCAGAAGGTACTTCTCCAACAGATATTTATGGAAGACAATTAGCTGATAGAGAATTATTAAATCTTACTAATCCAAATAAAAATGCAACTGGTGGAAAAGGTCTTGATCCTTTTACCCAAGCTGTTGCTGGAACTGTTGCAAATCGTGCTATTGATTATATGATAAATCCTAAAGTTTCAGAAACTACAACGACTCAATCAATTCCATCACAAATCCCTCAGATGCCTCAACAGTATGATACTTCTCCCTATCGTGCCCTTGACATTATAGGTGCTGGTATTGCTAGAAGACCAACTCAGGAAGGTTATTTCAATCAACTTGAGAAAATGCAAAACGCAAGATTGGAAGACGCTTATAACAGAAGAACTGATACCGACGAGGCGAAGAATCTACAAGGATTGATCCAAAAAACATTTCCTAATTTAGATAAAGATATCGTTTCCAAAATATCTCCTGACTACTTTTCGAAGAATTATCCATTGATTGCACAGATAGCAGAAAGAGAAACAAGTGCAATGTCTAAAGCTACTGGAGATCAAGAAGCTAAACAATTCATCAAAGAATTCTATCCAGAAATAAATCAAAAACAATTAAATTTAGTTAATGCTACAAACTATAAAGAGATTGCTAAAAAATTTGATGATATAAGAGCAAAAAAAGCAGTAAACCCACAAGCAAAAAAACTTGATGCAACTACTTTAAGAAAATCCCAAGAAGATGAAAATGCTACACTATCATATATAAATAAACTAAATGATATGAAAAAGTATATTGATTCAAATGGATTTAGTGTAAATGATGTTGAACTTGGAAATAAATATGCTGATTTTTTAGCCGCATATAAAGAAGTAAACAAACTCGGTGCTTTGGATAGTGGAGTCCTACAATTAGTCAATAAAGCATTACCTGACCCAACAAGTTTGACAAGTTTCGGAAAAGATATTTTTTCATCTGATTTTAAGAATAATTATTTAAAAACAATAGATGAAATAAGCAAAAAATCAATAGATAGTTTTGCGAATTACTCTTCTATTACGGGTTATGAGCCAAAAGTCTTAACAAATAAATATTTAGAAAATCTAAAGGGTAATGAAAAAAAACAAAAATATGAAGAGGGTCAATTTTACCCAGATGGTAAGGGTGGATATTTTAAATGGATGAATGGGAAAGCTGTCCCAGTTCCGAAGTGAGTAAACAATGCCAGAAAAAATAACAGATCCAAAATTAATAAAAGAACTAGAAAGCAAAATGGGAAATGTTCCTGCTCCTGTTACAGATCCTAAATTAATAGAAGAGCTTAAAAATAAAGTCAATCCACCTAAGTCTTTATTGGAAAATATAGGAAGTAAATACAAAGCATTCTCTGAATCATTGGTTGAATCCATACCTGGAGCGACTCAGGCATTAAGTGCAATCGAAGCTCCTCTCCGTGGAATGTCTTATGATGAATTAGTCAGGAATACAAGAGCGGCACAGCAAAAAGCAAAAACAGAGGAACCGATGGCTTATGAAACTGCTCAAGCTCTAGCCATTGCTGGTCCTATGGCGGCAAGTATGGGGACATCGGCTGTCCCTAGTTTAGCGAAAGCGGCTCTTCCTACTTTAGCAAAATCAGTAGGTGCAGGGATGGGACTTGGGTATCTCAATTCTGCTTTTGATCCTACTAAAGATGTTATGACAGAAACCGCACTAGGTGGAAGTATCCCTCTCACAATGAGAGCAGGGGGAAAGACTGCGAAGTTTGTTTATAATACTGGAAAGAATGCTCTTGAATGGGGAACTGGACAACTCTTTAATATTAGTCCAGAAGTACTTGGTAAATTGAGAGCAAACCCAAACTTGATTGATCAAATAAGTCAACTTCCATACGATCAACAAAAAGTCATGAATGACTATGTGAAGTTTTTTGAAAATTCTCCATATAGGAAAAGAGAGCAACAGGCTTTTGACAAAGCTGTTCAAGTATTCAATAAACCTCAAAATCTAAAAAAGACTATAGATTTAAAAATAGTTCAAGATGAGATTAATAAAGCGTATGAAAATGTTCCTAAGGTCATGGGAAAAGCAGATACTCAATATCTAAAAGATGTTGATGATTATGCTGATAGATTCCGAGCAAAAGGAAAAGTTACTCCTCAAGAGGCTTTGGATATTTTAAGGTCTTTATATGCTGACACCAACTTTGGAGATTATGCACAAAAGACAGATAAGACTAATAACTTATTAAAAAATATTACTGCAAAATTACGCTCTGAAATTGGAAAACAAGTTCCTGAATATAATGTTTTAGCAAAAGATATGGAAAAAAATATTGTTGCCGCTAAGGAAATTGAATCAAAGTTTTTTAACGAAAAAATGAAAGATGTCTCTAAGATGTCTGGAACTTCTGCTAGGGTAGAACCTAAAAGCGTTGAAAGATTTATCACAGAAGCAATGAAACCCACAAAGTCAGGTGAACCAAGTTCTGAATTTTTAAAAGCTCAGGAATACGGGAAAGAAATCGGCTATGGTAATTTCGGGGACATAGCAGAAAACGTGAGAATGCAGAATTACTTAGAATCAAGAAAAAATCAAGGTTCCAATATCATGTCACGTTTTGGACTTATGGGACTAGCAGGAGCATCAATGGTTGATGATCCATTACTCAAAGGATTGATGATTGGAACTTCTGGTCTAGCAGGTGCGGCGGCTGAGCAAAAAGGCGGCAAAGCGGCTGGATATATCATGAAGGGGATCAATGCTCCTGAAGAGATTATCAAAAAAGTTGGGAATACAAAATATGGTGCTCAGCTTAAAGATGCACTCTCAAAAGGAAATAAATCCTTTGCGACTACTCATTATCTTCTCTTACAAAGAGATCCAGAATACAGAAAACAAATAGAGGAAGAATAATGGAACACATTATCACAGTTTTTATTTTTATAGCGACAGTAGTGGTAGGATACTTTTCAGTCGTGAGAGAACATGAAAATAGAATTGTTAGACTGGAAACTAGATTGGACTCAATCAATGAGATGATGAGCGAGATGCGAGCTGACATCAAGGAACTACTAAAACGTGACAAAACTTAAAAAATATCTCAAAGATAAATACAAATTAAACTCCACTCAATGGACTATCGTCGGCATACGTGGTTTTGATTATGTTGATGGTAAGTTTGTCCAGAATAGTGATGAGATAGATCAATTTAATGATACTGTCTTGATAATGAAAGGAACTGAGGTGAGAGCGTATAGAGCAACCCTCGATCCTGGATTGACTTGGATTTTAAAACCTATGGCTGGTATTCTCGGAGCCGCTAGACTAGAGGAAGGATGCTACATGTACCAACGAGGTAAACACAAGGGACATGATGCATTTATTCAGGCTGGTAAAGTAACTATTCGAAGAGATAAGAACAAAGATAAGAAGTGGACTATGGACGAAGAACAAGAAAGCGGATTTTTTGGAATTCATATTCATGCAAGATTCTCCTCTGGAAAGGTTGGGACGAACTCCGCAGGATGTACTGTCCTAGATTCTTTATGGGATCAAAAAGACTGGAAAGAATTTCAAACTTTACTTTATTCTAGTTCACAAACAATTTTTCCTTATGTAGTAATTAATCAAGAAACGATGGATGGATTATGTTAAAGAACTATTATAAACCAACTCCCGCAAAATATAGAAAACTTGGTGATGCTATCCTCGCCTCATCGACTGCAATGACTTTTGTTGGGATTCAAACCGATGACAAGATTATAATGTATTTCTTTTTAATCCTTGGAACCGTTGGAAAGTTTTTGACTAATTTTTACACCGAGAGGGAAAAATGAATGTCGCTATTGAAAGGTATTTTATCCCTATTATTCACTCCGATACTAGAATTTTTAATCTTAATTTTAGCTTTGTTCTCAGTTCTAATCATAGCTCCCGCTATCGTGTTGTGCAAGATCTTAATGGAGAAATCATTAAAGATGGCTTTACATCCATGGATGACGCTCTGGATTTTGTTCGCTATCATGAATATATGTTGTCGGACGATTGAGATCCAACCTGCGAGTGAGACAATAAACGCATCGATTAAGTTAGCCGAGACTATCGAAGATCCTATAAAAAAGGAAGTAATATCTTCTTCGCTCAAAGACATGAAGGCAACGATAAAGACCCAAAGTGAAATCATTGAACAATACCAAAAAGACTTAGAGGATGCTAGACTCAAGGCAGAAGAAGCACAGAAAGCGAAAGGGTTAGTGGATGGGATTGTTACGATATTCTGGAGTATCATTGCACTCGGTGGAATTTATTTTTTAATTAAAATTATTAAAAGGATGGGGTTTGTATGAAACTCAAATCAAAAAAAGCTCAGGCGATATATAAGACTGGACAAATATACGCTTCCAAAATAAAAAAAGTATCTGTATCAAAATAAGGAGGTTATCATGAAAAAGGCTAAAAAAGTAAAACCAATGTCTGGAAAAAAAGCACCTAGCGTTTCCAAGAAATGCTAAATCAAATTCACCCCACTGCCATAATAAGCGATTCCGTGAAAATTGGCAGTGGGAACTATATCGGAGCTTACTCAATTATATCAGGCGATACAGAGATCGGTGATAATAATTACATCGCTTCTCATTCTGTCATTGGATCACCTGCGGAACATAAAGATTATTTTGGTATTATAGGAAAAGTCATTATAGGGAATAATAATCGAATCAATGAATTTACGACGATAAATCAAGGGACAAAAAAACCCACTATTCTTCATGATAATATAGTAATGCTAAGAGGCGCCCATATAGGTCATGATTCTGAGATATATGACAACGTAACTATTTCATGTAATGTAATGATTGGTGGTCATTCAACTATATTAGAATATGCTAATATAGGACTAGGTGCGGTCTTACATCAATATAGCGTCATCGGGTCAGTGTGTATGGTTGGAATGGGTGCGGTTGTGATTAAGTCTTCCGAGGCTCGCCCTTGTATTACAATCGGAGGAACTCCCGCAAGGTTCATTAAAAAAAATATTGTCGGAATGATACGTGCAAATGTTACTAACCAAGACCTTGAAGACCTGAATAAAAAATATGAAAGTTTACGTACACACTCTCGCCTTTAATCAACCTGAATTTGTAAGACTAGCAGGGGAAAACCTTAGAGTCACATCGGGACTAGAGAATGATCGATATAAATATGTCATCGTTGATTGCGGTTATCCTTTGCCATCGAAAAGTGAGAACTCAAAACAATTAAAAAAAATCGCAGATAAACTAAAAGCTGAATATTTACAAATTGAAAACCAAGGTGTTGCACAGAACTGGAATAAGGTCTTTGAGTACTTTAATCCAAGTTATAATGATATTGTGGTTGGAATGGATCCCGATTCGAGATCTGACACTTTCGGTTGGCTTAAAGATATGAAGACAGCATTCCAATTTAAAGAAGATGCTTTTTATGTCGGGATGAATCGTCCAGACTTTGAAGAATATAAAAGAGGAACACTTGTCGAGGGTGATGTAAACTTATTAAAATTTAATGAATTAGTCGCTTGGTCGATGGGTGGATTTAGGGCGGGAATGATTAATGAGATCGGAGGGCTTGGACAATATAACGAGCGTTATGGTTACATAGAACATTATTGCTATGATAGACTTAAGCCTAAAGGCTATGATTTTTATTTATTGGCTGATCATTATGACTTGTCCCTGACATCTCCCGATCCTCAATACGAAGAATGGAAACGACTATCAAGGACAAATCAAATCAATATTAGTTTTAATGATTGGTTAGGTGGTCGATCATAGATTCGTAATGATCCGCAAAATCTAGGAGGAACATTATCTCTGTACCTGACAAATCTTGCTTGAGACAAGCGAGAATATACTCTAGATAATACTCATAGCGTTCAATGGCTCCCTCTACGCCATAGGTTTTTGGCGAGAGGTAAAGGGGGAAAGACTTAACAATTTTATTGATCATACTTTTTTATCGATTCTAGGGGAAAAAAACTGAAAAAAAAAGTGAAAAAAAATAAAAAAAAAAGGAAAATAAATGTAAATAATCGTTGACATGTTTGGGAGTATGGTTATATTGATACATGAGCGTAACGCTCGGAGGTACAAAAATGACTACAAAAACTAAATTAGATGTAAAATTCGGACTCTATAAGATCACTAAGGGATCTGAATCAATTAAGGTTTATTATACTGTTAAAGAAAATTCTATCGAAATTCAAGAAAAATCCTACTATAGAGAAATCGGATCATTCTTCCCGAAAGAAACGGTTATAAATCATACTGATTATAATACTGACTATTTTGAAAAAAGCAGGGTTATATTGACCCCAGAAACTAAAAATTATGAAGAAATTAGAAAACAGATTATAAATATAAAAAATAAACTAAAAGCAAAAAGAGACGCTCAAATCGCAAGATATAACGAAAAATTTAGATTAAGATATGCGTAATTCACTCAGGCTTCCCCGAGCAATCGGGGAAGGTGAGGGAGTTATTCCCACGAGGTACAAAATGATCGACAAACTATTAAGAGCACAAGCGGACTTTAAACCGCTTCGCAAAACTAAAGAAAATCCATACTTCCACAGCTCCTATGCAGGGCTTGATGATGTTATGGACTCAATCTCCGATTCACTTCGCAAGCATGGCTTAGTGATTACATCACAGAGTGTCCCGCACGAAAAAGGACTTTTGCTTACAACGTCAATTCATGACATAGAAAGTAAGCAATCAATTCAATCGTCTTTCTTTATCGCCGAACTTGATCCGCAGAAAATCGGATCTGGAATGACGTATGCAAGACGATATAACATTGTCAATCTACTCAATCTTGTAGCCGACGAAGACGATGATGGCAATCAAGCATCTAAGCCGACTCAAAAACCTTGGATAGATCCAGAGAAGCCAAAGTTTGATCAATCAGGATCAGATCAAAATCACATGTTGCTACCAGGAGATGTCATTCCAAAATGGTGGTGGGATTTAAAGAAGACTGACTGGAAAGAAGCTGGGAAGTTTATGCCGAAAGGGTATGGAGCTAAAAAAGTAGATGGTAAATACATCGTTGCAGAGAGAGATCAAACGCCCATCAAATATGATGAGGATACTTTCTAATGAATAAAAAATACACTTATCTCACAACACTCTTCCCCAAGGGGGAGGGTATTTTCTTATCGGATCTTAATGATAAAAGACGAGAGTTTATCATAGACGTCATATCAAAAAGTGATAGAATAATGATTGGGAAAAATCGTAAAGAAGATGATGGATCTATTATTCTCTTAGGAAGACAAAAAGTAGAAATCAAGTTATCTGATAATGAGGAATTAAATGTTAAAGAAAACTAAGAAAAACCAAAAAGAAATTGCTAAAATGATTCAGTGCGGAGAATATTATTTTCCAACTTTAAAAGATGCTCAAGATTTTTTGTTAAGAAAAATTCAGAGCAATCCGATAATGAGAGAAATTTATGGGAGAAAACAATGGAAATAAAAGAACAAATTAATGAACTTCTTGGAATGCTATATAACCCTGTCGTAAAAGCAAAGTTAAACGAACTCGAAGAAACTTATAAAGAGGAACTAGAAAATGATCAAGATTAATAGAGATCCTTCGGGACATTGGTACAACAAAGACGGACAAGCAGTCCATACACAGACAAAGAAAGACGGAGGTGAGCGTAACACAACGCTCGCCGATGCGAGGAAACTTGGGCTTTATCCTTCGGTGACGACAATACTAAAACTAATTGCAAAACCTGAATTGGAAATCTGGAAACAAGAACAAGCTATTCTATCGGCTTTGACTTTACCACGGGTAGACGGAGAGACAGAATCAGACTTTGCAAAACGTGTAGTTAAGGACTCAGGAGAAACAGCAAAACAAGCCGCAGACTTTGGGACGACGATACACAATGTCATCGACAATTATTATTCAGATGGATCTTATACAGAGACATACTCTGGAATGATTGCATCATTAAATAATATCTTTGACACTATGTCCTTGAGTCCGTACAGAATGGAAGAGGTCATCGTTGGTTCTGGGTTTGCAGGTAAATTCGATATGATGGCGAAGGACAAAGACGGAAAAGTCTGGGTGATAGATTTTAAAACTCAAGATTATAAGGTCAAACCGAACGCATATGACGAATGGCTTTGGCAACTTGGAGCATATTCTTTAGATCGAGAGGTTGAGGATAATGTCTCTGGGGGAATCAACATTGTAATTAAAAAATCTAACATATCAGAAGTCTCGACGGTGGTATATGATCGTACTCAAATCGAACACGGTCGGAGAACATTTTTAAAGATTTTTGAATTATGGAAACTTTTAAAAGGTTATGATCCTTTAGTGGTTGACAAGTAAGATAGGAGACATAAAAATAAGAAAGCCCCAGAGAATTGGTAGAAAATTTTCTCTGAGGCAAAACCTTGGAATAGATAGATTTTAGTTTTCGCTTTTATTAAAGCAATACTATTTTCTATTTATTCCTTCAAACAAGAAGGAAAAATGAAAGAGCTAAAACCCAATTTCACCCAAGTGCCCAACGTTCTTTTAGATGAATTTATGAGTCAAGTGGACTCAGATACATTTAAAGTCCTCATGGTAATATGCCGTAAAATTTATGGCTATCATAAAGATAGTGATCGAATATCATTAAGCCAGTTACAAAACATTTCTGGACTTTCCCGAAAGATGGTCAAAAAAGCCATTAGAATCCTCATAGAACGAAAAGTTTTATATATCTTAGAGAATGAGACCAGAACCCATGCACGTCGATATACGTTGATTCTAAGCGAAAATTCGACGTGGATCCCTCAGGAACCCTCAGTGGATCCCGTAGGAACCCTCAGAGGATCCCACAGAGACCCTCAGGAGGATCCCACAGAGACCCTACAAAATAAAAAGAAAGAAAATAAACAAAATATATTTTTAAATAAAGAAGCAGAATTCCAAAAAAATAAACATAATGAAATTGCAGTAAAGGAATATGTAGTAAACAACAGTATAGGAGATGTCCAACCTAGTAGAATAACGAATCAAATCAATGAGTGGTTTATAACTTTATGGAAGGAATACTATAAAATGCCCTATAAGGCAGATTTATTTGAAACGGAAAGACTTGCCGTGGAATTAAATCATGATTGGGAAAGTTTTTTATTAATTGTTAAGAGTTACCAAGACGACCCCTTTTGGGCAAAAATAAGTATGAGTCCAAAAATGTTAAGGAAGGCTTGGGACAAACTTGGATCACGGGCAAAGGTGTCCGAGGAGCAAATGAGAGAAATTCGTAAAATGGAGATAGACACTTATGAGAAGAAACTACTAGAACACGAACAACATAAAAAAGAATTAAAACAAACAGCCGATAACTGGAAACCTTGGAATCTTAAAGAAGATTTTGAAAAAATGATAGGGGGGAAGAAATGAAAGAATTAATAAAATTTATTAAAATTGATGTAGAAATGTTAGAACATTTTAAAAAACAATATAATTCAAAATGTGATGAAGTGCTCACGAAAAGTTTTAATTATGAATTTTCTAGCCCTGACTATCAATACTATACAGGATATATAGCTGGACTTAGTTCATCCAAAACACTAATAGAATATTTAGATTATATTTACAAAGAACAAATTGCGGAGGATTAAAATGGCAGACATAACAATGTGCAACAACCATGAATGTATATTAAATAGTGATTGTTATCGATTCAATGCAGAGCCTAATCCATATTGGCAAAGCTGGAGCTATTTTGAGCCAAGCGGAGAAACTTGTGATTATTATATAAAGGGAAACAAATGAATCATCTAAAATATTATCATTTAGGAATAAGAGAAATAAAAACAATAATAGTTGAATGTAGTATATATGATGAAAAAAAAATTGAAGATGAAAGTTCTTATAAAATAGTTTTGGATGTTCCATTTAGACTTAAACGTGAACCAGCAAAGTTTGCAAGATCAGTCTATAAGCAATTAAAAGAAGAAATGTGGAGGATACCAAAATGAGAGAAATTAAATTTAGAGTGTGGGATGAAGAAGATCAAAAAATGTATTATGATATGTGCTATATTCCTGATTGGGGTTTTATTAAGAATGGATATGAGGATTGCCCATGGGCAGATACTTTCGAGAGTCGAATTGTTATGCAATGCACTGGGGTCAAAGACGCTAATGGAAAAGAAATATATGAAGATGATATTCTTATTTATGACTTAATTATTCCAAATGTTTATTTGATTGTGAAATGGTATAAAGATGCTGGTGGCTTTTTTTTATATGATAAAGAAAGCCTAAATAATGACACTTATTGGAATGATCTGTATTTTGGTAAAGAATGCGAAGTGGTTAGTAATAAATACGAAAACCCTGAATTAATGGAGAAGATAAATGGAATGGATGAACGTGATAGTAATGATATGTAGTCTCATTATAGTGACTGTGGCTATATTAATTTATATGGAGTAAGATATGTGTGCTATGTGTGATGATACTTTATATGTCCCTGTTTGGGATTTAAAAAATGGTCAAAGTGTTCATGGAAAAGAACAGTTCAACAAACTGGGAGAGCCTGAATATACTTTTAACTACGTCGTTCCTTGTAATAAATGTTTTCCTGAGTTTGCAAGAAAACATAATGGTTATATGGAAAAAATTAGTGATGCAAGAAAGTCGGGAAATGATGTTGCATTATTAGAATTTAGATCAAAACTAGAACAGAATTGGAAACGATGAAATTCACAACTAACACAAAACCTGTTCCTATAAATGCGAAACTTAAACGAGGCAAAGGGAAGACATTATTTTTGTCCTCTGTATATCGGGATACTTGGAATGCAATCTATATGGAATGGAACTCTCAAGCGATTAAGAATCAATATACTATATTTGATCCAACGATTCCTTTAGAAGTGCATATAGAGTTTGAGTATTTTAAGATGGACGTGGACTCACTTATTAAGCCTATCTTAGACGTATTGGAAGGACTCGCCTATCATAATGACAAACAAGTTGTTAGGGTAGTATGTGAAAAGATGAGATCGACAATTCCTAGACTGCAAGTGATTATTAAGAAGTATGAGTAGAATCTATAAAAAGTATATAGACAACTGCGTTGAATGTCCTCACTATTCGTGGGGATGGTGTGGGGATCTTTCGAAAAAACTATCACATGCAATTGCAAAAATGCAAGTCGATAGAGAATGCAAACTTGAGAGAGAGAAGAGATCTAAACCTCAAAATAATTATTACTGGGGTGTTGTGATTGATATCCTCTCAAAAGAATGGGGATATACTAAGGAAGAAACCCATGATCTTTTGAAGGTACAATTCCTTACCGAAAAGAACATCGGAAAACCTGATCGGATAAGATCGACAACGAGTCTTGACACAAAGGAAGCTGAGGATTATTACTTTGCAATAAGACAATGGGCAATTACAGAATGGGGAATAAATATCCCAGAACCGAATGAACTCGAGAACGAAAGAACTTAATAAACTTAAAAGAAAATTCCATTCACTTTATGAAAGGTGTTTAGTTTGCGGAAAGACACCCATAGACATGGCTCACTTAATAGGACGAAATGTATCCTATAAAGACGATAACGGGAAAGAAAAGAATGATCCTACATCAATAGATAATGTATTTCCATTATGTAGAATTCATCATTCGGAGTATGACAAAAACACTAATTCAGATAAAAGAATAGAATGGTTAATTAAAAAAGGTCTTTATCAATATTCTGATAGACTTAAAAAAATAGTAAATAATTATTGACACATGAACGGATATGAAGTTTTCTCGGTATTGAGTTTAGTTGTTATATTAATTTACATTATATTGGAGAATGAAAAATGATAGAATGGCAAGAAGATGCACCAAAGAATCCAATGACTTGGGAAGAGGCTATTGAATATGCAAAATCATTAGGAGATGGATGGAGACTACCGACAAGAGGGGAATTATGTGATGCGTATGATAATTTTGTTGATGGATTTAAGAAAAACAATTATTGGAGTTCGAGTACGTATGCCCAGAATACTAACTATGCCTGGAGCGTCGATTTCATCTATGGGGGTGTGCCCCTCAATGCTAAGACTAACAGCTACTATGTGCGTTGTGTAAGAGAGATAGGAGAATAAAATGAACGCAAAAGATGAAATAGAAATACTTACAAAAATTAAACATATTGAAGTAGAACTGTCAGAACTAAAAGCATCACTATCCCTACCATTAAATAGTATGAGCTTAAAAGAATTTTATAAAAACACAGTAATAGAACTAAACGGTTGTAAATACTTCAACAACCAAGCAGTGATAGATAAATACTGTAAACTTTATGCTGATGAAGTAATGAAAGAAGAGCAATCAAAATTAAAACGATGGGAACCATATAAAACAGGCTATTATATAGATACTAATGGCAATATCTACTGGATGGATGATATAGATTATGATTATCCTGCACCGCATAATTGTTTTCGCACTAAACAACTAGCAAAACTCAGAGCCAAACAAAGACAAGCGGAGGATGAACTATTCAATATTTGGGAGCATTTGGTAGGTGATTGGCGACCTGATTGGGATGATAAAAAAGCAAAGTATTATGTTTTTTATTTTACTAAAGATAAAAGAGAACAAATTTATGCCGCTTCAGATTTAATTATTTTGCCAATATATAGATATTTTCCAAATGATAAAATGGCGATTAAGCAATACGAACTAGCAAGCGATCATGCTAAGGCTTACATGAGAGGGGAGTTTTAATGACAGCGAAAGAAGCATCAATTAAATACGGATTTCAAGAAGTAGAATTAAGGGAACTCAAACGTAAAGGAATTTTACACGTTGATTCTAAAAATAAATATGATGAAATTGAACTTCAAAAATATTTTGAACAGTTTTGGGATGAGCATATATCAAGAACTGAAATGAATAATATATATGTAATTAGAGGAACAAGATTCACTCGACTCTTAAAAGATGGTATAATTATCCCAAAGGGGAAATACTACGATAGAAAATCTTTTATGGAATTTGTAGAACAGGAGAAAAAAAAATGAAAACACCAGAATGGCAACGTAAAGAAGGAAAGGCAAAGAAAGGCGGGCTTAATGAGAAAGGGCGTAAATCTTATGAAAAAGAAAACCCTGGTTCAGATTTAAAGCCTCCAGTAAAAAAAGGTGATAATCCTAGACGAGCTTCATTTTTAGCACGAATGGGAAACATGCCTGGGGCAGAAAGAAAAGATGGTAAGCCGACTAGACTTTTAAAATCATTACAGGCTTGGGGTGCATCGAGTAAAGCAGACGCTAAAGCTAAAGCGAAAGCGATATCTAAGAGAAACAAAAAATGAAAGAACTCACCGAAAAGCAATTAGACATTTTACAATTTCTTATAGAATTCATGAAGGAAAATAAATATTGTCCATCATTAAGAGAGATTGCAGATAATTATCAAGTAACACCTAAAGTAATTTTTGATCAATTAAATGCACTAGAAAAGAAAGGTTATATAAAAAGAATCTCAAATAGGAGAATTGATATATTATGAGTTTTCAAACTTTGTACAGAAAATCTATTCAAGAAGCCTTTGAAGAATTTGATCGAACAAATCCGCAAGTCTATGAAATGTTTATAAGTTATTTCCATGAAGCCTTGAGAAAGAAAAAATCTAAAATATCTTTTAAACTTATTATGAATCGGATAAGATGGGAGTATTATATCAACACAAAAGATTTTACTAATTTTAAAATCAATGATGCCTATGGCTCAAGGTATGCACGAAAGTTTTTAAATGAATTTCCGCAACACAGTGACAAGATACAACTAAGGACTCTTAGAGCATGACAGGAAATATTCATGAAGATATAATTCTATTCGATAAATGGAGGGAAGAATATAATAGTCTTAACCATGAACAACAAAGAGATTTTTACAACGAAATAGAGAAATATTATCCAGAACAAAAATCTTTTACTTTGTCAAACTATGATTACCTTTTTGCAAACTTTCAAGATGTTTCCGTGACTGAGATCGGAGGGTGGAAGGGAGAGCTTGCTGACTATTGTCTAAGGAAGTACTTTATAAAATCATGGACTAATTTAGAAATCACATCCGAAGCAATTAATAAATCTGTATGTCATGATGAAAGATATAAACCTATACTTGTAAATTTTAATTGGATGGACAATACGACAATCGAAACGGATGTTTGTCTGGCTTCTCATGTAATAGAACATCTATCAGATAATGACTTGATTAAATTAATTAAATGTATAGAAAGCAAAGTGATTTTATTTGAGGCGCCTATTTCACATACTGAAAATGATTGGAAAGGTTATCCAGGAACACACATTTTGAAAATGGGATGGGACAAGATCGATTCACTAATTGACGGAAAGAAAACTATTTTACATGATTCGAGGATGTATGAGAGATAAGAAGAAACTAGAAGAAGAATATGGGAAACCTTTGTACCAATGGAATGAGGTTGTCATTTTATTATCTATGGGAGAAAACAGAGCAAAAGTTTATTGTATAGAAAATAAAATTAAATCTGTCCATCGTGGATACTACGACAAAGCAACTATCGATAAACATAAAGCAAAACTACTAAAGGAACGAATGAATGAAAGTAAGCATAACTAACGAATTCGCCGCAGGTGCGGTTGGATGGTATCGAGGACATGGTGTCATAGGACACTTGGGGATAGATTATAAAACTCCAGAGAATCAAAATTGGGTTGAAATGATGGACACTTCGATTCAGTTACTTATAAGACCATGGAACCAAAGATTCAATTCTCTCATATATATATCAGAGTTAAATAATGTCCCTGTATGGTCTGATTATGATGACGACTATCTTGACATTCCAGAACACAACCGAGCTTTTCCGATATTAAAAAAACATGAACCCAACTTTGAAGAAATCACAAAAGGGATAATTAAGAAATCGAATGTAGTGACTGTCACAACTGAATTCTTACGAGATAAGTTCATTCAATATAATCCGAATACAATTATAATCCCTAACGCTTTTAATGATTTTCGATATAAGTTACCAGAGGCTCCAAGTGAGAATCAAAAGATTCTTTGGAGAGGAACAGATTCTCATAAAATGGATTTGGTACACTTTAATGAACCGATAAAGATGGTAAACCATCATTCTAAAGACTGGGAATGGTATTTTAATGGGAATAATATTTGGTGGTTTACCTTAGGTATGAAAAATACTTACGAAGCTGAGGAAGTTGATATTCATATTTATTTTAATGCACTCAGAGAGATCCAACCCTCAATCGTCATGGTTCCATTAACTGATGAGACATTCAACCATGCTAAATCAAACATTGCTTGGATTGAAGCGACATACGCAGGTGCAACTTGTCTAGCTCCTAACTTCCCAGAATGGAGAAGGGAAGGGGTGTGTAATTATAATGATGAGAAAGATTTCCGAGATAAACTTGAAAAACTTATGAATGATCCATCGTACAGAAGAAAACATTGGTATGATTCAAAGAAATACATAGAGGCGCACCTAAAACTTTCTCATGTAAACAAATCGAGATTAAATATAATTAACAACTTCGGGAGACATGAATGGAAACCATTGTAATAAGTGGAATGATCACAGGCGTATTGATAGCAGGGCTTTTTGTATGGAGGGATATTAAATTGAGATCCTTACCCAACGAGACGAATAACCTAGAATCAAGAGTAAATGAATTAGAGAATAAGATATCTCAAATATACCTAAGACTAGCAAATAAAAAATCTTGACTAAGTTTATGAATGGGATAAGATAAACTTGGTAGCATTAAGCAAGCCAAGTTCATTCGACTCCTAGCGAATACAGCGTGCAGTCTGACAATACTGCACATTTTATATTGACATTTTACATCTTAGAAATATCATCAAAATATCTCTTACCCGCCGAGAGAAATTTAATCAAAAGTGAAATCGAATGAGAGATCAGTTCGGGGC